TTAAACAGAGAGACTCCATCTGTAGTAGTTACATTAGAGGAGAATCCCTGATTAAATACATTCATAGCGACGATCTCTTTAGTATACATTTCAGATCGCGCTAGTGCTACTGGAGCTTTCTTAATGATGCCGTACTTATCATCATCATAAAGCTCCTTCGATGTACGAACTCCCAAACCATAAGTAAGATGAATATACCGCTTGTCCCCACCTTGAATCATACCAGTGTAGGAGATAGGAGTATTTTCAGGTTTCTCAACGAGAGGCCCAAATCCTGCAAACTTTGTATCCTGCTCGTATGCGTGCTCGGATGTTTCAACATTCATAAACTTAGAATGCTCTTCCGAACGCTGTTCTAGTTCCACCGAATCGAGATAAATCTTACGCAGCCCCGGTGCAAGGAGCTTTGAAAATTGACCTCGTACTTGTGTGCCAGCCATATATTAGCCCTCTATTCTTCTATGAATCTAAAATTAAACTGCAATCTGTTGTGCAGCAGGAACAACTACAAAACGAACACGCGCACTTGCGATGTAAGTGTTCGGAGTTCCTGCTTGTACGAGATCAATGGGATTGATACTCACAATCTGAACACTGGTGTTAGTCCCTACTGTGGTCTTATTTGCATCCACATAAATATAACCAGATGCATCGAAAGTAAGACCATAGAGAACACCAATATCTGCAACAGTGGGAGTATAATCAGAAGCTACAGTTCCATTGCTATTATCAAACTGAGCCTCGAATACAGTATCAGAAATAGCAGCCTCGTAAAGAGTACGCCCGTCAGTCATTGGCCCGTCAATAGGAATGTTATAAGCCGCTGTCTGATATGGCACAGAACCATAAACTACAGAAGAACCCGGAGGCCCAACTTGTGAGAAATTGCCCGGACTCCCTTTGCCATTAGAACTCAGGTTAGAACCCGGCATAAGTGAAAAACCAAGAATACCAGCATTATAAGTGGCACCATCCCACTTCTGCACATAACCAGCATTCAACTGCACAGGTACACCCTGTAGAAAAGTCTGAGAAGCCTTTTCAGGGTTCGCCTGTGTAAGTGGAGTATTTCCAGAAACAGTACCAACAGACCCGCACTGTTCATGTACTGTAAGATTCGCTGCGCCCATAGTATTTACCCTTTCAATGCTTAAATATCAATTCCCGATGCGTCATAAAATGCTACTTTACCTGATTCAAACTCTTCTGCAACTCCTGCGCCGCTTTTCATTAGCTCAGACATAGCTTGATTCCTAGCTGCTTTCTTGCTTGAAAGACTATTTACAGTATTCACAGCTCTCAAAAATGCGGCTTTCTTAGCAGCGAAGTAAATGCTCTTCGGACATTTCATAGCAAGAACATCTAGGTTAAGAAATCTACCATTTACATCCTCTACAATCGCCACATCAAGAGGAGAAGCAAGGTCTTCTGCTGTGATATAAGTAAATCCAGCAGCTAAAGCTTTGCCAAGAATAATAGGATTCTTATTAACCCATCGTGCTGCATAGTTCTTATCTACTAAGTCAATACCGAGAGAATCCTCTGAAGAGAATGGCCGAGCCTCGATGGGAATAGAATCATTGTAAATATCTTCTTCTTTTACTTTCGACCAATCAATTGCTCGAACATCAGTACGAACTGGTACTCTTCCTTTAGGAAGTACCTGTGCTCCAGCAAGAGGATTGAATTTCTGAGCATTCATAGCATCGAATAGAGCTTCGTCAGTCTGTTTAGCTTTTTCTACAAATGCAGCAGCGGTCATTACTTTAGGAGCTATTGGCTTTATTCTAGGTCTTCCAACTGGACGAGAAACATCCTGCTTTTGCTCAGTTTCTACATCTTTAAGCTGTTGATCTGTAGGATCAGCACTAGCATCAACAAGCGAATGATCTTGTTCCTCAACTCCAAAATCTCGAATCTCAGTCGGCATCTCTATATTAGACATACTCTAGCTCCTTTTTAGTAGCAGTCCAATCTTTCTCAGAAATGCCAAGTTTACGAGCATAGTTCTTCTCTTCTTCGCTCATTGTATCGTTATCGGTAAACTTATCTGAACTAGAACCCGAATGACCACCAGTTCCACCACCTGCATTAGAGAGAAGAGAAGCTTGTGATTTAACTTTACCATCCTTAATCTCTTGCTGCATATCATAATGAGTATTCTTATACGCCGCCATGATAATTCCAGCATTAGAACGCAGATGAAGAGGCTGTGAATCAATAAGCTTATCTACTCTATTCTTAAACTCTGGATCAGAAGAGTAATAATCCATCTTATCAAGCGTTTCTTTACGCATAATAATGGCATTCTGCGCTTGGATAGTTTCTTGCAGAGGACGAATTTTCTTATCTACAGCGGATTCTGGATCGGTAATCCAGTCTGTAGGATCAGTTTCAAGATCATCTTTGCGTGCTTTAGCAGCCGCTTGTCGCGCTACCTCCGCTTTAGCCTCTTTCTGTTCGTTAATAAAATCAAGCATAGGTTTAAACTTAGCATCCATACTTGAATTTATCTCCGTCTTAACAGCATCAAGCTGAGGCTTAACAATGCCAGTCACAGCATCGTTATTAAGCTCAATCTCTCCTGTCTCCTTTTTTCGTGTTAACCAATCGACTGGCATTGTTTATTCTCCTTTTTGTTCTTCTTTCAACTTCTGCTGCACAAACTGAGGCATATCTATAAAAGCATCAATCATTCTAATTTTACCCACTTCAAGACCATAAGCAAAATGATTTTCGATCTTCATATCCTGATACACCATATTATTTACAGCTTCATTCCGTTCACTAAGCAGATACTCCACCAGAATTTTCCATTGGGGAGACTGGAAGAGTTGCTGCATTTCCCCCCGATTCCGCAGCAAGCGTTTGAACGCCTCCTGCCCCTCCAGTTCCATTGCTGCCGGTTGATACTCCTGTATTCGCTTGAGCGGGTCGTACTCCATTAGCACCGGCATTAGAAGCTCCTTGTTGTAAGAAATCTGGTGTGGGAATCAACCGAGATATATCATCATAACCAAAGTTACGAAGCGTATGCTTCATCCATGAGGCAGTAGCTTTCATAACATCTGTGTAATACTTAACTAAATCAGGTGGCATCTGACCAGAGGTCATACCTTGAATAATCTGTGCATTTCCAAGATAATACTTCTCTAAAATACCAGCCATCAAAATATCATTCTGCTTCTCCATCTCTTTATTCACAGAAGCAGAAGCAGGACGCATCATAATACCGAGTTTATTATTTTTTACATTCTCGAATGCTTGCTTGAGAAGTTCTGCTTTATCTCCATACTGCCCAAGTTTGGAACCAATTCCAAAATGCGTATACATCTTTAGAAGTTTTACTCCTGCGCGTGTATGTGCCGAACGCATATCCGAGGTACGCAAAGAGTTTCGATTATTTTGCTGTTGTAACACAGCAAACGTACCTTGGGAAGAATAGATACCTCGTTTCGGATTAACAACACCGCCTCCGGTTCCTCCGATTGCAGGGTCGATTCCACTTCGTTCTTTACAGTATGCATTAGTAAGTTGCTCCTGTGAGCTATCTACTGCGTATTGATTGGCTGTGTCGAGTCTCTCAATTTCGTCAGCATCTGCCGGTATGAGTATCCCAGGATAGAATGTGAGAGTGGAATGAAGTTTACTGTTTTTATTGATACGAAACGCCGTCGTGTTATTAAGTGTGCCTGCATCTGTGCGTTGGTTATGCCCGACTGAGATTTCATCTTGGTATCCACAGAGCATTTCCGCAAATCCGTAACCGAGCCATTGATCGTCGTCATAAGCGAGACGCGCATCCTCGTATGGAACTATGTTTTCGGGGTAGTAATTATAAAAAGCAAGAAGATCAGTTTGAGATTTAATATGCAAATGCGCTACTAGAGAATACTTTTTACCATTATGCCAATAATGATACCAACACTCAATCAAATCCCACTGTGCTCCACATTGTCCAGCGGCAGGAACATCTTCATTAATTCCCTGTGTGGACAGCATGTGCTGTTGCAGAATGTCTGGGCCAGTTCTATCCGGCGTAGAAGCTAAAATCTTATCAATCTTAGCAGAATCATAAACTGAAAGTTCTTTCCGTTCCTCAAGCTGGAACTTAGAAAGAGATACAATCTTGAATTTAAAATTTGAATCCTCAAGCCGGCTGAAATTCATATCAGTTACAAATTTATTCATCGGAACTGTTTCTGGCTTCGGCCCATCACGACGAATAAAGTCTTTGAAGTTGGAAATATTATTCCCACCAACTCCTTCCATAGAAACCATCTCTTGTTCTACTAAGTATTGCCACGGGAATTCTAGAATGCCAGAGCCATTTCTAATTGTAGAGGAGAACCAAACTTGTTCGGCGCGGTAAAGATCAAGTTCTGCACTTGAGATAGCTTGATCCTGCATGAATTCTTCTAGTATTTGCCGCTGTTCTTCTGTATCTTGATCCTTAAGTTCGCCACAAATCTTAAATGCCCAAAGCGGGTCAGTCATGTAAATGCCCATGACGCGGGATAGAAGCTGATCTGTGGCTGTGGCAATTACTTGAATTACGTTATTGGCTGCATTCGGCCAGGGAGTATTCTTTACCTCGTTTAAAGGAGTTCCTTTGTAAAGACGTGCATACTTCTTCAAAGTTGTTTCTCTAAAATTACGAGTGCGCGCGAGCCAGTATTCGACGTTATTGCGGACGTAAGTCCACATCTCTTTCTCAGCGTCGGAACCGAACTCGACCTTCTTTATAATTGCTTTTGGCACCTAAAGCTCCATTACTTAAACATTCTTCTACAAGCTGAACCTTTACCGCAGCATTCTACTTCTTTTATTTCTTTTCCAAAATCATCTGTTAAGATTAGTTGTACCTTAATCTTAGCGAAAGGTTCGAGCAGTTTATGACAGTCTTGGCATACTACGATAATATTAAGTGGGCATAAAACATAATCTGGATTTCTACTTCTTTTAAATCCTCTGGAACCTAGATGGTGACATTCAAGATAACCTAAAGGATGCTCAAATTTATGTATGCCGCACCATTGACAGTTTACGATTGACTTTCTCAAAGTATGAGAAAAGTCTTTCCATTTTTCCATGTATTTCCTTTCTTATTATAGTTAGAGGAAGGGTACTTCAATAGTTGTTGGAGATGTGGCCAGTTCTAAGAACTTGGCTATTACATCTATTTGTTGAAGTACCCTTCTCTATATTAAACCTGTGGAGCAGGAGCGGGTGCTGCTGTAGGAACAGCAACAGGAGCAACTGGCGCGTTAGGAACAGGAATATTATTCAGCGTAGCCACCACAGCAGTTACCCAATTAGTAACCACAGTCGGACTTACGTTAATACCATTCTGTTTTGCATAAGTCAAGAATGTCGGAGTGATATTCGCTACCGCAATAGCCAACTTCTGTGCTCCCGATCCTGTCTGCGCATTGGCAGCGATTGAAATAACCTCAGCATTTGCCACCTCATTCACTGTGGCATTGTAGAGACTGGCAACTCCTGGAAAAGCTACGTCAATAAATGGCTCTGCGACTTGAGCCACCTTGACTGCACCTGTGAATACTTTCTCAATTGCATGACCAATATCTGAAAGAATACTCTTTACACTCATTTGCTTCTCCTTTTTACCTACTCTTTTGGGTCTTTTGGGCTTTCTGTTCCCTTTGTGGCTATTGTTTCGGTAGTTGTCTCTGGTGTTGAAGTAGTTGTTACGGTGGAGGACTGCTTACCACCGATATAAGTTAAATCTTTCCCTGTTAGAAGCGTAGAAGCTACTGCTGTTAGTGTATTAATGAGTCCTGAAACAGATACAAAAGCTGCAATCCTAAGAGATGGATCATTCCGCGACCAAGAAAATAAGAAAATCGCTAGTGCAAACGACTGAACCAAGCATAAAACAGAAATAAAATTAGCTTTAATCATCGTTATGACTTCCACAAGTGGTCTATAACTTTAACCAAAACCGCAGTTAAAACTCCAGCACCAGAGGCATAACCGACTATCTTAATCTTTAGCATCCAAATTTCAGATGTTAAAGTCTCTATTCTGTTATTAATCCCATGAATACTATCACGATTTTGCTTATGTTTGCTATTGAGATCATCTTTAAGATTATCAACTCTCTCAGTAAGCACGTCTTGGCCTCGCGCAATATTAAATATATCAGGCTCTGTCACTACTGTAATCCCCACTAATTATTTCTATTTACAGAAGTATTTCTAATATATCTTTGCTTTCGCTTAAGAATCTCAGCCTCTATATCTTCGGTATCTCCGTCGAAATTCCAAATTCCGGGCATGTATCCGAGAGTATCAAGCACATCCCGAAGCTGTCCATTAGGATAAGTCTCTAACTCCTCCATGAACTCATTCTGGCCATGTGAATTAACCCAAAGTTCATGTCGTTCGATAATTGGGCCGAGAGAATCAATACGCATCTGCTTCGCGTTCTTAGTCTTTGGGGTCTTGAGTTCTACTATCTTTACATGCTGTATCCAAGTATCTACATCTTTAGTAGAATATTTAGACAAATCTATTCTATACTCCAAATGATACTTGAGATACTTTTGCGCAGCAATAGTCTCTAGGTGAATCTCATTAATCTTCCACGCGAAGGCGAGGTTGAACATAACTTCGATGAACTCGTCAACTCCACAGGCTTTTGCCCACACATCAAGCAAATATTCTCTGCGCGGATTCTCGTGAACCCCAGTAACAGTAATTGCATGACGACATCTTCCCTCGTTTCCGCTGTGATTCGGATCGACGCACATATATCTCGTGAGTGTTCTTGGGAATACATCAGGAATCACATCTCCATCTCGAACATGGTGCCGAATCTTTACTCTTCGTTTCTTCGTTGTAAGGACTTCTGAATTATCCGCTACTAGTTCGTAGTACCGAAGATCAGACTTCTTAAACTTAACTTCTGCTGGATTAATCGGTACATTTAAGAACTGACACGAAAAGAGATAATTACCTAACCTTTTCTTAAACTTTTCGAGCTTCTCCAAGGAGAAAGCTTCCGGGAATATCGGAGTGCCGTATGGATGTATAGGGCAACAACCACCCAAAGCAGAATGCGTAGTGAAAAGAAAATAATCCTCATTAGCTCGGATATAGGAATTGAGATCATTGTAAGCCCATCTGTTACCTACTACTACTTCGTCGTTCTCGCGGAGTCCATTCTCTGTATCGGAGTCCATAGCTCCAACAAGGAGCTTGTGGTATTCAATTGTATCTTCGAGGATACTTGGTGATTCAAATGCAGCACGACCGACAAGATCATCCTGGATACATCCGTCGTAGTGAGTTGATTGTAAGGCGCCACCGACTCCAATGAAATCATATGTTCCTTCACCATGACCCATACCGTCTTTAGTTCTTTTATGTGTGAGACTAAGATTATTCCAAGTATTTGAACTGTCAGGAATAATCTCTGGATAAATCTCTTTGAAGTCGCTATTAGATTCATAATGATTCGCTATTCTTGTTCCGAGTTTAGCTGCATTTTTAGTAACTTCTGAAACGAGGAGCCAACGATAATCTTGGCGATGCGCTCGGCGCATCCATAAGATATACTCGTCAGAATAACCAAGTGCCCTGAATATAGTCTCGTCTGAATCAATAAATGGGAGTGCTCTCCACATTGGGAGACATTCGCTGTAGACGCTGCTTTTATAATGGTCACGCGGTATCTCGATTACTTCCTGAAGTCCATCCTTCTCAACTACCTTACACATCTGATAGTGGAGGTTCTTATGCAAGTCCTTTGTGCGCTGAAACTTCGTCTTATGAAGAATAACCGTACTAAAGTAGAATAACGAACCTTGACCATTGATTCGATGTATCTTTCGTGCGAGCGCGGCTGGTGTGCCATCTGGTATAGGAATGACTTGGAAGCTATTGCATACGGAGCGCGGAGTATAAATCTTATCGCGTTCGAGCATTAGAAGCTGATTCGCTTCATCGAAGCCAATAATATCCTGTACATCGGCTATGCTATAGGCCATTACTGCACCGTAGAAGACGCAGTATCTATTTCTTCTAGCGTAGTAGCATTAATCTTTTCATTCATACTATTAATCTGCTCTTTCGCTTGCGATGCAGACACAGTAAATCCGGGAGCTACGGCTCCGGAGGGATCAGATTGAATTGTGTTTGGGTTTGCTAACTGGAGTGGCCGGAGAATATCCATAATCGAAGTGGCAGTTCTATTAGCCTCATCCATAGATTCTGGAGTCTTAAGCTCGACAGAAGACTTGGATACTTTAGCTAACTGACCATCACGATCTAGGATTTCTTGCACAGCGCGGAGAGCTACGTTCTGGTTTCTACTGAGAGCTAAGTTACGAAGCTGGAGAAGGGCTGCTGGAACCATTGCTGCAAGTTCATTCCTGCGCGCTTCTACAGAAGAGAGCATATTCTGATTGGCTTCTGATAGAACACCAGAAAGACATTCTATAGAAGCTGATTGAAATTCCTTCGTGGTCTTAAGTACAGATAGATAAACTGGCGTAATCTGTAAGAACTCAGCTATCATCTTATCTGTATAAAGATTAGTCGCACATAAGCGAGCAGCAGTTTCTATCCGTGCTCTTTTACGAAGACCCATTCCTTTATTAAGAGTTGATGGATTCCCGCCCGGAGTGATATTTTGACCATTCGACATTCTTGGGCCGGTATATGCAGCAGTGCGATTACAGTGCGGAGCGTTCACCTGCGGCCCGGCCCCCGGCGCGTTGCTAGAGGCAGGAACAGTCGTAGTTTGTGACTGTACAGGAGCCGCTTGCACGTATTTATTTTGGGTCGGATTCATTAAGTTTAAACTCATTTCGGAAGCGTCCGCTATATTCCGCGAGAGCTTGCACAAGTTTAGAGCCGAAATAACTTTCAGTAGGGAGATTGGCAGCTATATACTTATTATATAGCTCAGTATTTTCTTGTGCTCGCTGGTCGATGCTCATACCTCAAGTGTACTACCCCTGTCAAGCCCCGTATACACCCATGTACTCCCATGCTCTTGATCCACCTTATTACAGGTACGCGCTTTTCGGCAGGTAAATAATTAATATTTAGTATAAATGCGTTTTTGGTAAAAATTTTTTTGGGTTCTCCCCTGTCGAGGAGTTACAATTTCGTTTTTTGACCCCACCCCTATTTGTAACCGAGGAGGGTACATTCTATGTGTGACCAGTTTGGTTACATACTAAGTGCGCGGCGCATTGTACCATGAGTGTGTGCTGTTGTCAATACAACTATTGTTGTAGAAAGATTGATGTTTTCCACAGCTTGACACGTTGCTATAATGCTCTTACGCGAGGGAATACCCAAGCGGGTCACAAGGCGAGTATGGCGCGGGAGTGTTAGATGTATATCCTCTATGCCATGCAAAAGATATTGACCCGTTAGCGATGGCAATAGCCCACATAGACCGTATACGGCTACGCAAGGATGCTGCGTGTAAACAACGGCAGCTTTTGTATTTGGCTGCCGTTC